TATCTTTCATTAAATGATATTTAAATCCAACATTTTCCAAATAAGTGGCATCAAATCCATCATCACCATACATAAATTGTAATATACTATTATTCGCACTCCTAACAGATAAATCATATTGGACTTGTAAATCTTCCATCGATTTAATTAATCTTCTTTGAGTATAACCAGTATCTGCTGTCTTTACTGTTTTATCAATTAAACCAATACGAGCGGATATTGCTAATTGATATAATTCTAATGGTTTCATACCTTCTTTAAATGAACTTTTACAAAATCCTCGTGATAATGCACTATTATCATCTTTTACATAATGAGGTAATACTCTACGATAAAATTTTTTAGGAGTTCTATCAGCACCAACTTGAGCTTCACCCATTGTTGCCATAATTTGATAAACACCACTTTTATCACCTTTTGAACCTGATAAAACCATTTTTAATAAACGATTACCTTCATTAAATTCTAATGAATGTTTCATTGCGATTTTACCAACATTATCTCTTGCTTTATTAACAATAAATAAAATTTCAGTTTCGATATCATCTTCAACAGATAATGTAGAACGAGTTTCATAAAAACCTTGTCCTGCTTTTTCTAATAGAAAATCTACTTCATAAATAGCATTATCAAGAATTTGAGTGATTTGATTATAAATTTCATTGTCAATAATATATTCATTTTGATTTACATTAGAGGGTTTAATTAAAATAACATCAGATACACCGATTGAATGACCTTGATTTAATAACCATTGATTACATAATTTTTGACAATTATAAATAAATTTCTTACTATGACTGGGTCCTTTATCTTTCCATAACACGTGAATAATTCCTCCGTGAGAAGAACCAACAACTTTTTTATCAAGAGAACCACGAGTTATAATACCATTTTCAATTTTTAATTTATCATTAATATTGCCAGTGACTTCACTTAGATTAGTATCTTTTTCGATATTAATTTTAGGAATAATTGTTTCAAAAATTTTTCTACCTGTTAATTGTTGAGGTAATGTTAATTGTTCTTTATTTAAAAATAATGATAAATTCATCCAAATATCTTTTGGAATAATTACATTTTCATTAGTAATTTGAGGACATACATACAATGTATCTTGAACTAATCCAATGACAGGAGCATTTTTTTGTGGTGAGATAATTTGATTTGGAACACTTGCTAAGAATTTTAATTCACAAAATCCTTCCATACATTGTGATAAAAAGATATTCATTTCATCTCCGTCAAAATCAGCATTATAAGGACTAGTTGCTGATACATTCATTCTAAATGTATTTCCAACTGGTAATACTCTTACACGATGTCCCATCATACTCATTTTATGAAGAGATGGTTGTCGATTAAATAATACATAATCACCATTAATAAGATTACGATGTAAAATATCTTTCACACGAATATCACCAATTTGTTCTTTAAATTTTTTACCATCTAATGAATAATTTTTATTACCTCTTTCTAATCTTTTTGCTCCTGGATATTTGTCTGTTCCATTATCATAATAATGTCTTAATATATTTATATTATTATCAGTCACTTGAATTGGTATAGTTAGATTACGAGCAATTTTTAAAGGAATACCAATTTCATCTAATTCAATATTAGGATCAGGTGTGATAACAGTTCTTCCAGTAAAATCACCTCTTTTACCCATTAAATTATATCTCATACGACCATCTTTTGCTGACAATCTTTGTTTTAAAGATTTAATAGGTCTTCCTGAACGTTGCATTGCTTTAGGAATGCCTGGAATTTCATTATCAACAAATGTGGCGACATGATATTGTAATAATTGAGTCCAATCTTCAATATGTTGTAAATTATCTTTTTCCATTTCTTTATGAAGAGTTTGATTGTGATTAATGATTTCTGCTAATTTGTGAGTTAAATCATCTTCACTTTTTTGATTATTTTCTTGACGAACACTTGGACGCACGTGTGGAGGTGGAACAGGAAAAACACTACAAATCATCCAATCAGGACGACTTGTTTTAGATGGAATACCGATATTATCTAAATCTTCATTACGAATTCTTTTTAAGAAATCTAACATTTGTTCGCAAGAGAAATATTTTAATTCTTTTCTTTTTTCACCATCAATTGTTTCAACAAATTCACCATAAACTTTCGCAATAATTTTAGTATCTTGAGTTCCTTTTGGATTAACATATTTAATCGGTTGAATTGTATAACATTTATTACAAACAGGATTTTGATTTTCCTTACATTTTTTATAAGCAATATTAAATCTTGCTTTCATAGGTTTATATTTTAAATCTTCTTTGTCATTTTCTTCTAATAAACATTCACTACAAGAATAACAAAAACATCTAGCGATTTTTAATAAAATAGTTAAGAATTGCATATGATATAATGGTCTTACTAATTTAATATGACCAAAATGTCCAACACAACCTCTTTGGTCTTGAAAACAAGTTTCACAATTTAATCCTTGTTCAATTGTTCCCATTCTTAAATCAAATAATCCATTAGTTTTTGGAATACTATTTTCATATGTTTCACTTGTTAATACTTCACAAATTGAACCATTTTGAATATCTTCAGGATTAAGAATTCCAAGAATTACTTCATCCACATTTTCAGTTAATTCCTCGTTAAATGATTTTTGAAGAAATGACATTGTTTATATATTGTTATATATTTATATTATAAATAAATAAAATTCAATTTATTTTTTTAATTCTTATTAATTAATAAAATAAAAAATAATTATATTATATATATATATAATATGTCATTTAATAGAACAAAGTATGATAATTGTGGTTATGCCGAAGATTTATCACAATCCACTTCTAGTTTATATTATTTATTAGATCCAATTAAATATACAAATTGTAATAAATGTTTTATGACAGGACAAATTGTTGGTGGTCCTGCTGTTTCTCATACAAATCAAAATTTAGTTGATTTAGAAAGTCGATTATGGAATATTGATCGTGTCTATTCTAAATGTTCTAAACACCAATTTTTACCTGAATTAAGCACTAATACTCCTAATGCTGGTGCTAATGGTGCTTGGGGAGATGGTATTGAATTACCTAAACATTTACGTCAATGTCAATTTATTCGCAATTCTAAACCTACTAAAACTGGTATCAGAACAGATTATCCTGTTTGTGACCAAATGTTAATGAATAAAAATTATCAATCAAATGCTTTCTTTAAAAAAGATTATGCTAATTATTAAGTATATTATTTAATACATTTACAAGTTTGTTATAAGTTCTTTTTTGATGTAAATCATCAAAAAAATCAAAATGTTTTTTTTTACCTTGATTTTCAAAAATAAAATGTGGCACTGTATCTACTTTGCCATATTTTTTGTCACTAAATTCATTTCCAAGTATATTAATGTAAACAACTTCTATATTTGATTTATTTTTTATTTGAAATTCTTTAATGATTGGTTTTACTTCATCACAATAAAAACATCCATTTTTATATATCATATATAATTTAACCATATTTATATATATTATTAACATTTAATTTTCATTACAAAGTATATCTTTACTAAATCCTATTGTATCTTTCATTCCTCTCACTGATGAATAATTAACATTCTTTAATTCATCAATATATTCAACTATTTCTAAACAAAATGAATGTTCTAATCCTTTAAATGAAAATGGTTTTCCATCTTCTCGATAAAATGAAAAATCTATTTTGTTTAATACATTTATAGGTGATTCATTATATGTTTTATTATTACAAAGATATGAATCAAATATAACACTATTTGTTGAATTTAGTGAAATTTTAGTGAATAAATCATCAACTTTATCTATATCATCTCTTAATGGATTATTTTCATCTAAATTATAATTATTAATTAGATCAGGTTTATTATTTGATAAAATTTTTGAACGAACTAATATATAACGATTTGGTTGATAATTTATTTTACGATTTGGTATATCTTCTTTATTGTAATTTGATAAATATGAATAATGTCCATTGTAATTACTAATTATTTCTATATTATTAACTTTAGAATTAATCAAATTTTTTTGAAAAACACTAATTGGTCTTAATAATTGAATAAAATATATATCTTTATTTTGACGATATATTTGATATTGAATTTTTGTGCTAATAATATCCACATTTACAATACTAATTGTATTAACAATATCATATAAAGTATGATTTGGATAATCTACTCTAATTATATCATTTAAATTATATAAAAATCTTCCATATCCATCTGTTGTAATAGTAATTTTACGAGTATTTGGATAAAATTGTGTATCTTCATATTTATTGTATAAAGTTAATATATCTCCATTTAATAAACCAAAGTATAAAATATTTTCTTGTAAAGGTTTAGGTAATTCATATTTACTAAATTCACTTTCATTTTCAGGTATCACTAATAGATCAAGATTATTTATAACTTTAAATGTATTTTCTATTTTATCAGGTTCTAATTCATTTTCTCTTGATACTTCAACTAATATATTATCAGATAGATAACGATAATATGTTTTTTGTTTAAATAATTGTAATTTAAAAATAATTACACCATTTTTATCACGATTGTTTTGTAATGTAGTTAATAAATCTGGATATAAAATTACTAAATTGCCATTTTCAACTTTATAATCATCAAATATTTCTAATTTAGAAAATATAAAATCAGTATCATAAAATGTTAATGGATTTAAATTTTTACTATATTTGTTATATGTATTTTCTAAAAACATATAACCAGTATTATTTAATTGTGATGAAACAAATAAAAGATTTGAAAAAACATTCTCATAATCAATATATTGGAAAACCATATCATTTATATATGTCATTTTTTTTGGTTGATTAAAAACCACACTATATAAATTATATTTATCTTTAATTAATACAAAGTCATTATTCATTAATTGATGATTATCAGATATTGAATTAATAACATATAATCTTCTTGGTAATCCTACATTATCACTAAAAAAATTTTGATAATGATTTATTTTTACTTTTTTTATTAGATCAGAACCTTTAGAATTTTGATTAAAACCTATAATACTATATGGATTTTTACCAGTAGATATATTTTTTGATTTTCTCACAAAACTTGCTGAATAATTTGTCACTTCATTCTCTAATGTAATTGGTTCTAATATATAATTTAAAGATGTAAATCCTGCATAATCATATAAATAATTTGAAGGGAATGGAACATATTCATTACTAAATGAGCTTTGTAATGAACTTTGTAATAGACGATATGGAAAATCATTACTAGTTGCTGTTAAAGCATAACCCATATTCAAAGGTTCTATATTTTTAAAATAGTTTTTGATATTTAAATTATTATTTAATATTTCTTGTAAATCAATATAAATAATATTTGATGAAATTGTTGTTTCTGTAGGTATAAAATTCCATTTATAAATATCTATTATAAAATTTTTATAATCTCTATAACAAAGATTTTTTGCTTCAGAACCTACTTCAGTTATATCATATGCACTCAAATTGTAAAATTTACATAAATGAGCACGAATCGGTTTATTTTTAATTAAATCAAATAGATTTTGATAATTTGTATATTGTGTGTTTGATTGTCTATTAGTTACATTAATATCATTTATTTCTATTATATCATTTTCCATTAAATTATGGTCATCTATTCTTAAAAATATTGTAAAATATTTACGATAATTAACTGAATTAGAACTAAAATCTATTTTTTCTATATATGGTCTGTAATAAATATTATTAACTGATAAATTATTAACATTTTTCATTGAAAATGTGCTTTTATTTTTTTTACTATCAATACTTATTTGATAATTATCAAAGTTATTTGTTAAATGTAATGTATCATTCATTGTTCTTGTTAGTTCATTTGTCATCAATGTATCGTCATAATCACCTGAATCAATTTTTGTATCAAAATTAATAAATGTGTTATTTTGTAATATATTATTTGTTATAGGATTAAAATTTATTATTTGAATATAACCAAAAAATGTTTCTTTAATTCTTCTTGAATATATTGGATATAAATCTCTCACATTAGATTCTAATTTATTTAATCCAATATTGTAATTAAAATTTGTTATTAATTTTAAATCAAATCCTAACATATAATGTGCATCTTTAACAACAATATCATATGTTGATGTACTAATTTGATTAGTAAAATAATAGATCATTAAAAAGGGTTGTCCCATTTCATATATTCCGTCTAAATAATTATGTATCGTATTTCCAATGTCATATACAAATATATTTGAATTTGGATAATATTCTATTTTTCTTTCAATTTCTAAAACATTATTAAAAATTTGTAAATAATTTGAATTAAATATTTGTTTCAATGTAATATCATCTATAAATGGAGATATTTGTTTTGTTGTTACTGCTTCAGATCCTGTATAATAATCTTCAATATCTGGCAATGGTAACACATTATCTAATGTATTGCCAAAATATATTTTAATTGGTTTTAAATCACGCAATTGATAAGAATTAACTGGTTCATTAATATTACTTATTCCAATCAACTTTGTCAACAAATTTTCTAATGCTGTTACACCAACTGTTATTCCATTTATTATTGTAGTTCCACAACCTGTATTAAATATAATTCCTCCATTATCAATTGGATCATTCGGCTCATCATTTGGTGGATCAATAGGTGGTTCAGGACAAGGAACATTATTTAATTCATCAATTAATTCTTCTACTACAACAATCAGATCATTAATTGTTGTTGCACCAACTTTGTCTAAAATTTCAACAAAATTTGTTGCTCCATATTCAATAGCAATATCTCTTAAAGTTTTATTTTCAATAGGATTTTCATTTTGTAATATTTCAATTGTTATATCTGTATTACCTAAAACTATGTCTTTTAAAGAATCATAGATTCTTGATGAAGTAAATTCAGGAGGAGAGTAAATATAATTTTTAATAAAAAAATTAGGAGCATCACAAACAACAACACTAAATTTATTTGTATTATTATCAGGAAATGTATTATTAAAATCTAAATCAAATATTCTACTAGTATTTCTTTCAAAATTTTGCCATACTACATTATTATTCGCTATATTTTCAGGTGTATTTTCTATTGTAAATGCTGTATTTGGTATTTCACTACTAAGCATACTTACTTTTTTCACATTTGTATATGATTTATTCAAATCAATTACATAATCATTATTATTAGGATATAAATTTTTATTTCGATTATTACTATCCACATTAATAACTGATTTTACAATGTTTGTATAAATTTCTTGTTTTGAATCAATAATTTCTTCTTCAATAAATTCATTTAGATTTTCACCAAAATTTGATGAAAAATAATTTTTGTAATAATCTTTTGTTAATTTTGCTGATGTTGGTTCATTATTTAAACGATTTTGTGAATACAAAGTTTTTTTTTCATTACTTTCATTAATACACTCATTACGATTGTTATATAAATGTGAATTAGGTATAATACGATTATATGAATTTGTTTTTTGATTTAAGAATGTAATATCACTATCCAAAGACGAATAATTGTCTATTTTAATTGAATTATTAGACATTATATATATAATAATGTAAATTTTAAATAAATTAAATGTTCTTAATCATTTGTATATGATTTAAATATTCTTCACGACTAATTTTTTCTTCAAATTGAGCGGATACTTTTATATAAGTATCTTTGAAATTACATCTTGTCGATAACACCTTTATTAAAATTGTATCATCTTTTTTTAATGTTTCAAAATCAGTATAATTTCTTGTATTATTTGGATTATGTTTTTGTTTAATTAAAACAATTTGTAATGGATAATTATTTTCACCATCATAACCACCATATGCCATATATCCAATTTTATTCACTTCTACAATTTTACAAGGTATTAAATTATTTATTTTTGGATTAATTACTATCATTTGAAAAGATATATCGAAATTTACTTTGCCACGATCACTATTAATTATTCCAATTTTTCTTTCCAACATTTGAATACTATCTCTTAAAATATAACCTACACTTAAACATTTTCCTTCTAAATCTTTTAATTTTTTTGCAATTGTCATTTCCATATTTCCATTTAATTCATTTGCGTGTAAAAAAATCTTTTGATGAGTCATCATTTTATATACATAATTATATCTATCCATATCCATATTTTATATATATATTTAATTAATATATAAATTCAATTTTAATTAAATTTATTTATATATATTTTATATAATGGACGTTCCTGTTTCAATTGTAGAACATCAAATAAAAAGTAATAAAAATTATAAAATTAAATTTTATATGCCTTATATTTTATTATATATCGTTTTATTCGCAATTGTTTGGTATGGATTACCAAATATTGATATACAATATCATTTTTTCATAAAATGTTTAATGTTTTCTTTACCAGTTATATTTGGTATAAAAAGTGTATCTAATGAATTTATTGAAGAAGAATTTGATAATTTTAAAAATATTAAAATTAACAAAATTAAATATCAATTAGTTGATGTAGCCAATAAAGACACTTTAGCATTAGTTGATGAAGATGGTAATGTAAATTTTTTAACAAATATATCCAAAAAAAAAAAACAAAGTAAAAATAAAAAAAGTTGGTATAAAAATCTTAAATAAATAAATTAATTTATTTCTTAAACAAAAAAAATTAAAATAAATTTTTTTATTGTGAATAATACCTTATCATTTGATTAATATTTTTAAATTCACTCACTTTCCATTCTTCATAAGTATAATCACCTCTTTTATCAACATATCTTCTTTTTAATATTAATGGAAATCTACCATTTTCCATTTCTTTTAATGACATTAGTAATGTATTATTTTTACAATCATTGATTTCTTTATTATCTAATAAAATTTGCGAACCATTTGTAATTTGTTCCATTCGTATGCCAATTAATTTAGTAAATTCATATTTATTAATATAAGGTTTTGTTTTACGATCTTCATTTCTTTTTTTTTATATTGATTAGTTCCAACTGATAATTTAGAACTCATCAATTCACTCATTTCTTCAAATTCTAAGAAATCATTATAAAATGGATCAAATTCTTTATTATTTTCTAAATCATATTTTTGTTTTTCTTCTTCATCAATCTCAGTTTGACTTTTTTCATCTGTATCATCTACACTAGAATCATAGTCATTATCACTATCAGAGATTTTTTCATCAATATCACTACTATAATAATCGCTCATATTATATTATCTTATTAATATATTAAATATAATTATATTTAATTTATTAAATTATTCAATTTTTTTTTCTTTACTATATTAGCGAGTTAGTTCAGTGGTAGAATGATGGGCTCATAACCCATAGGTCGTTTGGTTCGATTCCAACATTCGCTATTTAATAATTAAGAAAAATAAAAATAAAAAATGCGTAGCATTTTTTATTTTTTAATTTTAATTTATTCAAAGTAAAATAAATAAATTATTTTTGTTTAGTTTTTAATTAGTTATGAATTTACAAGAAATATTCATGGATTGTAATTCTTGTTGTAATAATTTCATACTATATGGTAAAATAATTTTACAAATATTTGGTATATAAATCTCACCATTACTATATTTCTTTGTTTGACACGCTTTACAATAATATATATTTTGTTCTGGATTACTAACAATTGTCATATTACAAGTTTTACATAAATACATTTCAAAACGATCACTCAAATCCATCATTCTTTCTTTCAAAAATCTTGACATTCCATGTGCTATCATACAATCCCTTTCCATTTCACCTGCTCTTAAACCACCTGCTCTTGAACGACCTTCTGCTGGTTGTCTAGTTAAAATATTAAGTGGTCCTGTTGCTCTTGAATGAATTTTATCAAGAACCATATGTTTTAATCTTTGATAATAAGTTGGTCCAATAAATATTTTCACTTTTAATTGTTTACCTGTCATTCCATTATACATTATCTCATCTCCATATTCATTAAAATTATAATACATTTTAAGAACATTTGCTATGTCCTCAATTTGTAATCCATTAAAAATACTACCATCCATTTCACTACCATGACAACAACCTAATTTCCCAATTAAACATTCAATTAATTGTGCAATTGTTTGACGAGAAGGAACAGCGTGAGGGTTCATTATTAAATCAGGAACAATTCCTTCCATTGTAAATGGCATATCCTCTTGATTTAATGTTATACCACAAGTTCCTTTTTGACCATGGCGACTTGAAAATTTATCACCAATTTCAGGAATACGAGCATTACGAATTCTTACTTTACAAAATGGTAATCCATCTCCATTAATTGAATTTTTAAGAGTTACACTATCCACATATCCATCATCATTTACTTTCAAATATGTAGATATATCTTTATAACTCTTATTTCCACTACCACTCTTTTCTAATGCGATATATTTACTAATTAATACATCACCTTCTTTCACTGGAACATTTACACGAACAAATCCACTTTCTCTATCAATATTTTCATACATTTTTCTATGTTCATCTTTTTGATTTGGTGTATCTCTATCAGGTATAATTCCAAATGTTTCTTTTTCACCACTTACAATGTTTTTCTTTTCATCATCTTTATATGTTCTGTAATATGTTGTTCTAAAAATACCCCTCTCTATCGCACTTTGATTTAAAATTACTGAATCTTCTTGATTATATCCACTATAGGAAGCAATCGCTACAATGGCATTAATACCAGCAGGTAAATCTCTTACATGTATATATCTTGACATCCAAGAATTAACTAATGGTTTTTGAGGATAATACATTACATGCATACTCGTCTCCATCTGTGATAAATAATTTGTAATTGGTATTCCTAATGCTTGTTTTCCCATAGCACCTTGAAATGTAATACGAGGACCTTGATTATGTTCTCCAAATGGAATAGTACAAGTTAATACACTAAACATATTCATTGGATGTATTTCACAATGAGTATAACGAGTAAAACGAACTCCATTTGGTTTTTCTAACAAAATTTTATTTTGTTTATTTAAATCCTCTAAATTCATTCCAATCAAACTACTTTCTTCTTGTTCGCTATCTAAATACTCAATTATGCCACCACAAGTATATGGTAAAATTTTCATTAATTCTTCTAATTCATTATCACTAATTGTAGGACTTTCAATGTTTTCTTCAGTATTACTATTCTCTGTTTCTAATTGAGGTTCATTACTAACAATTTTTTCTTTCTCAACATATTTTTTAACAAACATTTTATCAGTAATATTTTTTAATAAAACATCTAAATTCTCTTTATTCATTCTTTCATTCGTATTCATTAATCCTAAACATAATTGTTCCCAATTTAATTCACGATTAAATAATTGTTCTCTCCATTGATTAAATGATTTTGATATTTTTAATTCATTACTTTCAGGATTGACTATTAATAAAGGTCTAATTAATCTTCCTTCATCAGTCCAAAAATGAAATTCTTTTTCAAATCTATTCCAAGCAATTGAAGTATGTAAATTAATTAAACCATTTATTTTATAAAAAATAAATAATTTTTCTAATAGAAATGGTTTCATTGTTGCTCCAATAAATTTACCATTAATAAACACTTTCGTTAATAATTTTAATTTTTTAATATCAATATTTTCCAATTTTGAATAATATTCTGTTTTCAAATTTTCTAATTTACTCAATATTAAATCATTTTTATCACTCGCTTCTACTGATATACTCGCTGTTAATGATAGATTTTTAACTAAACCAACACTCGGTCCTTCAGGTGTTTCAAATGGACATACATATCCATATTGCGTATTATGTAACCGATGTGGGTCTACCATTTTATTGGTTTTTTCAATTGGAACATTAATCCTTCGCATATTACTCAATGTCGCAATATATGTCAAACGACTTAATAATTGAGCGATACCTACTTCTCCAACTTTTGTCACACCTTTTACACCAAAATTTCCAGTTGCTAAAGCATATTTAAATGTTGATTCAATTAAACTTGGTTTCAAAATCTTTTTAAATAATATATTTAATTCTGTTTTTCCACCAATTGTTGTAGGAGTTACATTTTTTAATTCACTCACTAAATTCTTACGAAATTCTTTAATTAATTTTTGCATATTATTATAAAATAATTGTGCTAATTTACTACCTGTTGTTTCAATTCGTTTATTCGCATAATGGTCTCTATCATCTTGTTGTCTTCTACCACGAATAGTTTGATATAATTTTTGAACCATATGTCCTAAAAACATTGCTTTTTTATCATAAGAATTTTCATCATCTAAATGTGACAAAAATTGATTTTGTAAAATATTATGAACCATCATTATCTTCAAATGACTTCTATCTTTTTCTTTTTCAGATGTATTTAAATTTAAACCCATCGTATTAATATGTTTTGATAAAAATAATAATGCCTCTTCTTGACTATAAATCATTCTGTCATAATCTTTTGAATTTGTTTCTGTATTTCTAAATTCCATCATAAAACTCAATGATGGATACATAAAATTGAACTCATCTTGATTATTAATATCCATCATACAATATTCAATTATTTTCTTATCATTCATCACTCCTAATGCTCTAAATAATACACTAATCGGAATTTCTGTTTTAATTAATGGAATTTTAACTCTTAATTGAAAACTTAAATTTGTTTTCGTATTTTTTAATTCCCTAAAATATAATATAGATGTTCTTTTTGGCAAAATATAAGGATTATCTCTTGTTGAAGTCCATATATCACAAATATGTGAATAATTAATGTCCTTACTTGAATAAACAAATATCTTATTTGTTGCCGCTCTTTCTTGTGCAATAATTACTTTCTCATTTCCATTAATAATAAAATACCCACCCTTGTCATACATACATTCTCCGTGTTCTTGTATTCCTTGTCCATTTAAATTTTTCAAATTACAATATTTACTTTGAACCATAATCGGTAATTTTCCATATGGAACATTCTCTCTTTTCAATTCTAAATTTGTTTGAATATCTCTTATAATCACTTCAACCATTAAGTCACCCATATATGATAATGAAAAATAACGAGCATCATTTGGAACCATTGGACGAACACTTCTTTGATTATCATAATTCATCGGAGGTATCAAATAATGTTTGCCAAATTCAACACGATATTTTGGTTGACTTTTTAAATCATTAACTGATTGATAAATTGCTGCTACATATGTATTACTTTTTTTAGCATCTGCTTGTAATTCATTTTCATATATTGTAATAGGAGACATTAAATTTAAAATTTGTGGAATATCATTTTCAACAAAATGTTCATATGAAATTTTATGATTCTCAACTAAACGATCATATGGCTCAAAAAATACATCCATTATTGAACGACCAATTGTTTCCCAATTTTCAACATTTAATTCAGTATTCATTTTTTCGTAAGTTTGTTTTCCTGATAATTCAAAACTCATTTTAATATGTCTTTATATTGTTATATATATATTTTAATAATTTTTAAATAAAATTAAAATTCAATTTTATTTTATCAAAAAAAGATAAATTAATAAAAGCACTTTCAGCGATTTCATTGATTTATTTTTTTTCAAATTGAAATTAATCTATAAATTAATTTATAATTTTATTGGTGGATTTGGTAATAAATGACAGAAAAAAAAGTTATTCAAAAATGTCCTTGGCAAATACAAGAAAATATTATCAAAAAATTTATTGAAAGTGATAATATTGAAACACAAGATAAATTATTTGAAAAAATATTTTCACAAATGAATAAAGATAGTAATCACGAAAATTTTTGGACAGATATCTATCAAACAATAATTGAATATCGTATTCTTAAACAAAAACACGAACATTTATTAAAAGAATTTTCAAAATTAGATGATGAAAATGAAAGATTAAATTCTTTATTGGAATAATTTTTTACAATGTAAATAGGGTGCTTTGTAAATCAATTAAAAATTGATTAAAAATAACATTTAAACAATTTAAAGTTCTAAATAAAGTGAATATGGTTGATTATAAAATGATTTCTACTCTATTTGATATTGTTTGTGAAACAATATTAAAAGAAAATCGTTATCGTTCTTTTCGTCAAAAAAATCACGTATGTGTTATTTTTGATAAAAAAAAAATATATAGTGTTGGTGTTAATTATACACTTCAACAAGGTTCAATTCATAGTGAAATGGACGCTTTTAATCGTCTAGAATATAATGCTAAAAGAAATCCAAAAAAATTAAATGTGTTAGTTGTTCGTGTTTGTTATAAACACGCAAGTGAATATAAACAAAGTAAATGTAAAAATATAACTTATGATAAACAACATTCTTATGAAAATATTATTCAAAATTTATTAATTGGAAATTCAAGTGATAATTCTAGTTCTGATGATAGTTGTAGTGAGTTGAGTGACGAAAGTGATGACTTGTCTCAGTTGCGAGGGCATACTATAAATAAAGAAAAGATTATTGATATAAATTTCTATATTAATCAATTACCATATCATCAATGTCTATTAGGATTAAGATTTAGAATGTCAAAACCTTGTTATCATTGTATTCAACATATGAAACAAAGTTGTTTAGTTAAAAATTATTATATTAAAAAAATATATTACACAATTGATATAAATTTCATTTACGAATCTAATCTAAATGAAATTTCAATAAATCCACATATATCAAGTTATAACAAATACAAAGTAAAATAATTTATAAATAAATTATTTCATAAATTTTAATATTTTACTTTGAGATTTATTAATAATTAATTGTTTTGCTTTCTTTTTCTCTTTTTCTACAATTGCTTTACACTTTATTTTTTCTAATTTATTTGTATCCTCTATTAATGGAACATTATCTGTCTTTAATTTAACTAAAAATTTTGTAATTTCAATATTACCTTTAATAATATTCGAAAAATTACGAATAATATCACCAAATATAATATTATAAGCATCTACACCATATATTAATTCATAAATTTGTAAAATAGGATTTTTTAATTGATGTTCAAAATAATACATATAATCAATATTGTTTTCCATTTTATGTTCCATTAAAAAACTAGGACACTCAATTCTATCTGATTGTAAGATTTCTTTATTTTCATTTACTTTAATATATACATAAGGAATACGAGTTCCTACCTTTGGTTTTTTACCAATATCTCTTTTCCCAATTCTTTCACTCAACATATAATGTGCTATTTGTTGTGGATTTGCATAATTATCTTTCAATGTTTTTGTTATAATAAATTTATCAATTGGAAATCCACCTGATAACATTTTCTTAATCACATTTTGTATATATTTAATTGAACCATTTATATTTTTATCATACAATATCATTTTAACAGCATTTCCTATAATTTCTTTCACAATAATCGCATTGTCTCTTCTTTTTAATACAAATCCCATCGTATTCATATAACATTTTGGACTTTTACATGTATAATATAATCCTGTATATTTCTTCTTATTCATTAAAATAAATGGTGCAATACATTTTTCAAATCCTAAATTATGAGGTGGTTTTAATAGAGAACTAACATTATCACCTGCTTCTGTTGCGACATCTATACATTCATATATTTTATCAATATCTTTTTTATTTGAAGCAAAACTAACAAATAAACTATCTGTATCTCCATATATTACTTTACTACCAGGATAATTTTTTTCAATATAATTTTTTGAAAACATTAAATTATTTCTACCTGTTGCTGTAATACTTGCTGCAACATCTTTGTAATATAATGGACTTTTACTAAAACCAAATATTCCATACATTGAATTAGCAGATAACTTAAATGCTAATTGTAAACCATCTAGTAAAATCTTTTTAAAAACATCTTTTTCTTTTTCCATTTTTTTTCTTGTATTTTTTCTCTCATTTAATAAAGTTTCCCATATTTTTGGAACAATTGCTTTTTTTCCTTCCGGATAAACAACAAATTTATAAGTTCTTCTACCAATAATTACTGGTTCTTTATTTTTTTTAATTTTTCCACTTTTACCTTTTACATATTGATATTCAAAATCATCAAATTCAATTACATTATATTCAAAACCATTTAGATTATCATATTCTTCATTTAAAATATGTGAATCAGGACTAATATTATGACTAATACCACAACTTGGATACAACGAATTAAAATCATTTACTGTAATCGGTTCATCAATATAAATACCTGTTTCAGGTTCTAATACCAATGCTCCTTCATAAAATTCTTCATCTTCAATATCATCTTTTGGTTTTAATACTGGAATACGATAATTATCTAACATACATTCTCTAGCAATTAAAGAAAATATTTTCACACTTTGTCCTCTTAAAAATAAATAACCGAATGGAACATAACATACATTTGCCATAGCAATATAATTCACTAAAATTTCTAATTTAGCAAATATATAATGACATAATAAACAATCTTGGATACAATATTTCGCAATTAGAAATCGTTTAAAAGCATTTTCATTTTGAAATTGAAAAATTTGTTGAGGAGTAATATCATCTTTAGATAAACACCATTCTTTAATAAATTTACTTTCTAATTCATCACAATTAATATTATCATTCGTTTCTAATATATAATTATAATCACTTTGTAATATTTTAGTGACTTGAAATTTTACTTTGTCTTTATATATCATTTTATCTTCGAAAATACCATTGTTAATAAATATTTTAAAATAATCCATTTCATTTAAACCAATTGGTTTTGAATTGATAATAATTTGTTTTTCTTCTGGTTTAAATTCAAGTATTTTGCCACGAATAAATTTACTAACTACATTATCTAAAGAATAACTATCTAATGAATAATTTTTTTTAATTACATCATTAAGGTCAATAATTTCTCTACCATTCATTTCAATAAATTTTCCGTGTCCTTTAGTCATATCTTTTAATTTACAATCAACTTCATTTACTCTACTAAGTCCTTTTTTTAATTTATTAATAATTTTATTTTCTTCAGCTCGTATCCATAAATATTCATTATCAAAATTATAAATATTATATCCCATTAAAATATCAGGGTCTTGTATTTCAAACCATTTAATCCAATTTTCAATTAATTCTTTTTCAGTTTCATAATAATAAACAATAATATCAGTTGGAAATTCTGATCTTGTTTCTTTTAAACAAAATATCACTTTTTGATATACTCCCTTTGGGAATTCAACGACATTACCTATTTGAATAATTGGGTCACCTTCAACACTATCACCAATACAATCTAAACAATAATTATGAAAATCTTTTAAAATAATATCAAATGAGTATTCATTAAAAAGAACACTTTTTAATTTATTTAACCAATCTATAAATGTTTCTTTATCAAAAATGTTATTAAATTTAATATTTATTTTCAAAAATATTCTTGAAAAATATTTTGTAGCTCTTTCAAAAATGTTTTCACAATCATAATAAATATCTTCAAAATTAATTTTTATTTCTTTTGAATAAAAAAGAGTTTTCAATTCTCTCATCCATTTAGATAAATCTTTTTTTGCAATTGGAAAATCTCCGTGTGATGAATCACATTCTAAATCATATCCTAATAATTTAAACCATAAACAATTTGGTTCATCAATGACTTTTACATTATTTCCAAATTGTAGAAATGAAAATGAATATTCATTGATACATTTAGACCAATTGGATACACTTTTTTTTTTATAAAAAATAGGATTATTTGAATTTAGATCTAATTCAATCCAACCTGATGGTTTTAAATTACTTTGGTGAAAAAATTTAATTAAAGGATTTAAATTACTTTCATAAGGAATGTAATTTGTTTTAAATGAATTAAAAAAATCATTAAAGAAACGAAATGAACGATAAGTTGTAAATGATATTTTTAAAAAAGGATATTTTTTAAAATTTTCAAAACCTTTACCAATAAAAATATGACTATCAATATATTCAATATTTTCAAAAATACATTCATCCCAAAATTCATTCAATATATATGAAACTTTTTCCATTCCATATTTTTTAAATATTTTTTTTTTCTCTAATTTACTTTTTGTTTTTGAAATCTCATACATAATCGCACTAAATTTATCTCGCCATTCAAATATACACATTTTAATAATTTGTTCTTGAGAAAGATTAGTAAAACCATTAATTTTAATATAAAATGTTGGATTATATTCACGAATAATAAGACAAATTGTTTCAGATTGATTAGAATTCATTTCATCAAAAGTTTTACCAAATCCATATATTACAAACTTTGTTGAATTTTCTAATTCAATATCTTCTGAATACCAACTTAAGAATTGAACTTTCATTTTATTTTAAAATTATATCTTTTTTAAAATAAATACTTAATTAATCAATTTAATAAAATTCAATTGTAAATTCAAATTCTTGTTTTTTATTAAATAATATATCTTCATTTGTTATTTTTTTAAGATTTTGTTTATTAACATTATTAAGACCTTTATTTTTATTATTATTGACAAAATGATTATTTACTAAATTATTATTTACTACATGATTATTTTGACGATTATTTTGACGATTATTTTCTAAATGATTATTTTGA